GAGAGAGACAGTAGGGGGGTTATAAATTGCACCTGTCATACCAACCTTACGAGTATGCATAATCTCGTATCTAGCACTAAGGACTCAATATGTTTGAAATTGTGGTTTTTTTATTAACATGACTAAAATTAATTGTCCATATTGCAAAATACAATTTAACCATATTGAAACTGGCGGGATAGATGAGGACAACACTAACATTGACAAAACAAAAGTATTTCCTAGGGCTGTAGTTTGCCCGAAATGTAAAAGGGTAATTGAAAATTGAGTTATGTTTGAATCTATAGTTTTACTATTATTATTCGTTTTCCTTCTAGTTTTCTCATACTTTGCTTATCGCCTGATTAAAAACATCATAGACAAGTCAAATGAATCTGTTGAGATGTTAGGCAAGCAGATGGAACAGGTCAGCCAGATGATGATGGCTGGTAGTTACCAGGAGTATGACAGGATTAGCAAGGGCAAGAAGGAAGTACCCAATGATATTAAAGATGAACCAAACTTTCCAGAGCTTAGAGAAGATACCAAGATACCATTTGATCAAATTAAAAACGTTAAAGTCAATGATGGGCCAGCAAGGAAGATAAAAATATATAAATAGCCTGTTCAAAACTTCAAATATGAACAGTGGCAAAAGAAAAAACTAAAAAGCAGGTCAAAAAAGAACTGCAAATAAAGCAAGTAAAGAACCGTCTTCATATGGAGAAGGGGATGGCCTTGTTTGGCTCCGCCTTTGAAGCTAGAGAACGCTATGACTGGGAGTGGCTTACCAGAGATTTATTCCGCAGGGGCTATCAATTCTCCAGTTATGACGCTAACACCAAAACTGTACTGCTTGCCTCAAAGCGTGGGGTGAAGTTTCCAATCAACCTTCTATGGGCGCAAATGCGTTCAGTTAAAAACCAAGTTACCTCTTTCAAGCCCAAGTGGGAAGTATTACCTGCTGGCAAGTCAGAAGATGCCGTCAGCAATGCTAAGTATTCTGGTAGATTATTAGACTACTACTACCGCAGGTTAGGGTTGAGAAAAAAGATTAAAGAGGTAGTAATGCAGGGGCTGATGTTTTCCGTTGGTGGCCCTTGGCAGATAGGTTATGATTCCAATGCCGACCAAGGTCGAGGTGAAGTCTACATCTGGCAATTAGATACTTATGACTTCTACGTTGACCCAATGGCTACATCGCTAGAAGACGCTGAGTATTGCGGGAAAGCCGTGAGAAAGACTTTAAGTGAGCTAACCACTAACCCAGAGTTTAACTTCATAGAAGACCCCCCAGAGAGAGGGGATTCGATCATTGCCGCTTCACCTACTAAACAGTTCTTGCTTCAATCACTCAAATACAAAGTACCAACAGCCGCAGGCCAAGAGGAAGAGGAATCAGCCATTCTTAAAGAGATTTGGATTAAGACTAGAGTTAGTGAGGATAACATGGAAGATATGCGTAAGGAACTGGCAGAGAATGACCAAGATAACAAAGACTTAAAAGAAGGCGAAATTCTTATGAGAGTCATCCACTATGTAGACTTCATCCAAGACCCTCTCAAGGTTCAGCTTAAAAGAACAGATCAATTCCCTTTTGTGATGTACCAGGCCGACATCAACCCCGTTGAGCTATACGGTGAATCTTGGGCCAAGCACATCATACCGATCAACAGAGTATTAAATGCTCTTGAATCCTCTATCTTTACTTACAATTATCGCTATGCTATCGGTAGAATTGTCCTAGACAAAAACTCTGGTGTTAGGGTTGTCACCAACCAGCACGGTGATTTCATTGAGAAGAACAGGGGGGCAGAGGTTACTTCACTACCACTTCAACCGTTACCAAGCTCCTACAGAGATCAGATCGCTAATTGCTGGAAGTATATTGAAGACTTGGGTGGGGCGCATGACGCTACAATGGGCCGTATCCCCACGGGTGTTACCTCTGGTATTGGTATCGCTGAACTGAAGCAAGCTGATTCTACTAACTCTGCTGATTTGGTTGATAACTTAGAAGATTTCTTGGTTAAGGTAGGTCAAAAGATATTAGCGGTTATCTCTGAGAACTACAGCGTTCCTAAGGTGATTAAAGATTTAGGAATGGGTGGCGATGCTGAACACTTCGCTGTAGTTGGTGAGGGTGGGGCTAAGAGAAGAAAGAACAAGAAAGAAGTCAAGATTGGTGTTGATAAACTAGACTTAGCGGTAATTGGTAATGACAATGAGATTAGAGTAACGATTGGCTCATGGCTTGCTTACACTAAGACCGCCAGACAGGAGAGAATCAAGGAGTTGTTTAACTCTGGCCTGATTGACCAAAAGACAGCTTTACAACACCTAGAGTTCTCTGATATTGACACCATTACTGAAAACACAAGAAAAGCGGCCATACTCCAACAGTTTCAAGGACAAACAGCCGAAGGGGAGGAAGTAGCTGATGAGGAGATTGCCAGACAAGAGAATCTAATGATGACGCAAGAAGGCAGACAAGTACCAGTCCAGATTACCGATAACCACACCGTCCACAACATTATCCATCAAGAAGTATTGGGATCATCTGGTAACGAGATTGTAGAGGCTCACATGACTGAACACAGTGAACTAGCGTCAGAAGCACCACCAGCGGGGGCGGTTGAGGCTGGAGGATCACCACAAACGCTTCCTGGGCCAGCTCAAGGTGTAGGGGGTCCAGTAGGGCCACAAACACCGCCAACAAGTCAACAACTTGGGCCTGAAGAAGCGGCCCTATCTCAAACATTAGAAGAAATGGGGGGTGTCTAATGCCAAAATACACTAAAGCACAACTATTAAAGTTAAGAGATAATACTGATCGTTTGCTTAAAAAGATTGAGAAGGACGAAAAGAACAACTACGAAAGACTGGCTTTGTCTTTTGGAAACACCAAATCTACCATTGATGAGGTATTATCTTCTATCAAAAACGACAAAACCTATGACAAACTATCAATTCTCCTCAATGGTTTGAAAAATGAATTAGGTAATACGATCAAAGCCACCACACCAGACATGGGCGGGGTTATTAGTGAAATTAGGCAGTTAACCTTTTCAATGAAGAATAAAAAAGACTTTGATGATAAGGGCATTGTCATGACACTCAACAGGATAGAGAAACTGCTATCTAAGAAGCCGAAAGAGGTTAAAGGTAAAGATAGTAGTAAAGAAGTTGTCAAAGCACTCAAAAACCTCAAGATAGAAGCGGGGAGCATGGAGTTTCCTGACAGCATTGCTATTAACAACTTTCCACCGCAGAAGATTGCTCAACCTGTTAGCCATATGTCAATTAACTCCCTGTCTGGCAGTGTCCACCCCACCTCAACCACGGTCAAGACGACTTTAACCTCTCTACCTGGTTATGGAGTGCTTGATAACAGGCGGGCAATTATCTTCTACAATAATGACTCCACCAACACGGTGTTTATCGGTGGCTCAACTGTAACAACCTCAACGGGAATGCCTATTGAAGCTAAAAGTTTCTCACCTTCGTTTGACAGTGGGCCATTGCAAAAATGGTATGGAGTAACCTCTTCGGGGACGGCAGATGTTCGTTGTTTGGAGCTTCCAGATGAGGCCAGTGGCCGTTAGTAGAAAGGGATAAATATGGGACGCATTGGGCATCCAGCACTAATCAGCAAAGAAGTCATTCAAGATAATATCGGTAACATTGTAACCGATACTGCTTCTGTTAATTTTACCTACAATGACACAGCCAATACAATCACGGCTGATGTGATTCCTGGTGGAGTAGACCATGGGGGACTGGCGGGACTGGCTGATAATGATCACAGTCAATACATTTTACATTCTTTGGCAGATGCGGCTAATGATTTCTTAGTTGCTTCCGCTGATGACACCTTTGTTAAAAAGACATTAGCTGAAACTGGAGCTATTTTAGAGAGCGACATAGACCACGGCAACATTCAAGGATTAGGTGATGGTTCAGACCACTCTTTCATAAACCAAGATGTTACCATTGCCTCTGGCCCTGCTTTTACCAGCATTCAACTTACAACTCCAGTATTAGGAACTCCTACTTCTGGGACTTTGACTAATTGTGATGGTACAGCGGCAAGTTTAACAGCAGGAAATGTCACCACTAACGCTAACCTAACAGGCCCAATCACTTCTGTT